GTTTTCTCCATCTTTTCAGCATACTTAGGGTCACTCTTTCTGTTAAAAACTATTTGCTGAGTTAAAGAACCACTAATTTTTTTAACATCTTTCTTTCTAGTTTTAATTAACCATGCGGCTAAATCTTTTATAGAAAGATCTTTAAATCTACCTTCAGCATCAGGTGCATCAGAATGATGGAAGTCTGGTGCTCCTTTAGGTTTCTTTTCATTTAGGAATTGTTCAAATAATTTTAGATACTTCAAAACAAGTTTTATTTTGTTTATATATTTCTACCTAATAACCAATCTTTTAAATGATCTGAGCCGTCACCAATCGTATCAAAAAGATCAGTGTAATCAAATGGCTTAATATAAAAATTTTCTCTACCTAATAAATCTCTACCATCTGTTAAAGGTTTACCATTAAAATTCTTAAAGCGGTTCTTTGTATAATCTGATTCGAAAGAAATACCTGGAACCCATTCATCATCCCAATGACATGATGTATTAATTTTAGATAACTTTCTTTCAACATTTCCCATATAAGAAAGATGCCACCCCTTCTTAACATCAGTAAACCAATTAACTTCAAAAGGAAAATCTTTTTTATTACCACCCCAACCGCATATCCACCTAGCAGAAGCTGGTGAATGTTTTTTCCAAAAAGAACCTTTGGCAAATAAAGGTGCATTAGAATTACATTCATTATTATGTTTGGCATATAGTCCTAAATCAACTTGGCCTTGTAAATCCCAACATCTATTAATTAAAACATGAGTTGGGTTTTCGTTTAAATATCTTACATGCTGTTGTAAATAATGAGGATGCCATAATTCATCTATATCTGCAATAATAACTATATCATCATCGTCAGAATATATGCTAGCTTGTGCATTCCTAGCACGATCCGATCTTTTCCAAGGATCCGGTTCTTCATCAAAAGATTTAAGGTTTACTTCGATGACATGTATCTTTCTATCATTTTCATATCCTAGTTTCTTAAGATCATTTTTAGCCCTAAAGGGGATAGGATCCCCCTTGTGTGTATGATCACCTTCTACTATTACAAAGCGATCAACGTAGTCATAGAGAACCTTGAGTCTTAATTCAAGTAATTCTATTTCATTATAATATAAAAAGGTATCTATTACCATCTTTTAAAGGGCTTTATTAAAAATTGCGTCGGATATCCACTGATGTAAAAGATCATCATGAGGTTGTGGTTCAAAATTAGATTTTCCTTTAAATACAACATCATTACTCTGAATCATTTCATCTTCTAATTGTTTTAAACCATCTAATGATTTACCGTTAGGATCAATTAAAAACTCTGTCATATTTGGAAATGATTGAGGATTAAACGATTTCATTAACATCTCGCTTGCAAGATCGAAGTGCCTTTCATATAAATGAAGCGAATGTGCAATATGAGTATATGTACCTAATTCTAATTCAGGGTAATGATTACGAAGATGCTCTAACATTTGAATTTGTAAAAGACAAAAGAATGCAACATCAGTAGGAGTACCTAATATAAGATCGTTAGATCTCATATCAATAGTAAAGTTTAATTTATTATCTCTTATTTGAAATATGCCATTAAGAGTACAAACAAAATCTCTATTTCCATTCCATTGATGAGAGGGCTTATTAAAATGTATAATTGCTTGCCTTGAATCTTTATCTTGAATTAAGGAATCTAATGCCCATCGATATTGATTACGACCATCTTCTAATTCTTCGGTAAAGATAAGATTACCATAAGCAGAGTTAACAGTACCGTCTTTATTTTTAATTTGATCCCAGAACTTTGCATACGGTGTAATAAAGTCAGCATCATTACGGCCAGTAAAATACCAAACCAATTCTGCTGCAATATATTTAAATTGACTACTCCTACGATCATTTTCATAAAGACAATATGTAGGATCTTCTACAACGATCGCTGCATCAGTCATTTCAAATATCTTCATACCTCTAGGGGATGATATGTATGTAGGATTATGTATAATACTACTTAGAGCATAGTTGTATGCTTCTGCAAAAGTCTCTCCTTTAAATACTCTCATTTTTTTAATTTACTTTGTAATTTATTCTCTCTAACATTTCTTAGTGCTATTTCTATTCTATCACCAAACTCCATGTGTTCATACTTCTTTTTATCCTGATATAATCGACGGCTCTCAGCAAGAACCTCATCTCTAATACCTTCATGGTGAGCCTCGTATAATAAATCTTCTGCTTTACACATCAGTAAACATATTTAGTTGTTCAGCAACACCACTAATAGAATTTTCATGTTTTAGAAAATCAATTATGATATGAGATACTTCATCTGCGCTCATTGTACCTATATTAATATTTAGTTTATTTTTAATCTTACTTAATCTATGAGCTCTGTTAAATCCATCAACTTCGGCTTTAACTTCTTCTTCATTACCATAGAATGATTTGCCATCATCTCGTTTTAAAATTGTATGAGGATCATTAGTTAAGGTAATTAAATATAATTCTTTTCTTAGTTGATTAACATACTCTTTTTCAATATTAAAAATATAATCACCTGAATAATTTCTATAAAGAGGAGAGTAAACAGATTCACCTAAATGAGATCTATTAAAAATCATATTAATATCAGCATCTTTATTATTTACCATCATTTTAAACATATCATTATACATTTTAGTAGAATAATTAACATGTTTTTCTACATCATCTTTAAAAGGTAATGAAGAATAGTGAAGCTTATGAAAGACTAGGTTATGTAATTTTTCAATAATTAGATTTTGCTGGGTATCTTTACCTGTATTATCTGTACCTTCAATGATAATAAATTTGCTCATGTGTTTATTTTTATATAGTTAAAAAGTAGAATTGTTTATTTCAATATCAAAATCTGTAAAATCTTTAAAGTCTTTTGCATCTGCAATCATTCTCCTGTCTATTGAATCACCAGGCATTTCTCTTTTAATTAATCGATTACGCCTAATCTTTTCATCTACATTAAGATAGATTATTGTACATTCTTTTCTATCTACAGGGTCAATATGACTTATACCTTTAGGTGTCATAATAAAAAGGTTACAGCTTATAGTAAACTGTCTTTGGCTTGTACCATAATACCATCCATTAAATTCTATCCATTCATACCAATACCCTTGATTGATTTTTCTTTTAAAATCTTCTTCTGTTAAAAAGAAATAATCCTTACCATCAATTTCACCATCCCTAGGAGGTCGAGTCGTGTATGAAATACCATACTGAAAACCTCTACCACTAAGAATTTTTCTCATATGATCTTTACCAGCAGCACCTTTACCTACTAAAATTATTTTATTCATTTTTTATTAATGTTAATATTAGGAATTATGCTACCGACTACTCCTATTAAAATTAGGATACCAAGAAAATGCCAAATAGAACTAAATGTGAACTCTAAAAATTCCATCATAGTTAATCCACCTTTTCTTTATCTTTTACTTCAAAGGTTTTTTGTAAAGTTTCAATACAATCATTAGCTTCTGCTAAGAGTTTAGTTTGTTCAACCATTTCATCGATAAGCTGTGGGTGTTCCCCAATTCCTACTGGGCTGGTTAAATATACTGTGATTGTAGCAATTGCTTTTTGTTTCTGTGCTACGAACTGTGCCTTAAGGGCATCATACATAATGTTTGGTGTTTCCATATTTAATTTATTAAAAGTTGAGTGTGATCGTAATTATTTTTTATTTGCTCGTTAAAGAATTTACCTTGAGATTCGGCTTTACATAAATTGTCATAAACATCCGGTTCTACGTTATTATATTCATAAAGTGCACCAGAATTAAATTCAATCTTTAAAGACTTGTTAGGAAAATTGTAAATGACTCTGTTTATCATTGAAGAGTCTACTGAGGAGTTTTGTTCTATCATCATTTTTTTATTTTTATAATATTATAAAGATCTTTAGCTTGCTTTACTGTTAACTGCTTAGTTTGCGATATCCATTCCCATGCTTTATTTTCACTATCGGTTTCACATGCTATTACTTGAGCACCGCCCTTTGTTGTGAACTTAAATTTAGTCATAATATTGTTTATTTTTATATTGTTATTTCTTAAAAGGTTTAATTTATTTTATTGCTTTCTTTAAAGTTTCTAAATCAGAAAGATACATGTCTTTAGGATTAGTACCTTCAATGATTTTCTTCTCTGCTTTCTTTTCTGCTTCTTGTCTTAATAAATCTTCAAATCTTTCTTTAGTTAATGAATAGATAGGCATATTAAGAAGGTAATTATAAGAACCATCTACTTCATCATAATCTGCAGTTTGCAAGTAAAGAATAATAGTTTTCTTAGGGATGTTGTTTACTTTAAGTTTACCATCAATAATATCTTTTATGAATCTTGCTTTATTTGAAATGATAAGTAATTCTCTCTCTAACTTTGCAATCAGATAAGCCTTTCTTGCATCATACCATTTTAATCTTACTTCTACGAAGTGGTTAACTATTTCTTCTACTTTATTAAAAATTTTAAGTTTACCGTTTTCATCTATTGTTGTAAGATTTTCAGTTTCTTGTGTATTAATTTTTAATAATGCTTCTAATTTATTTCTACTTACATAATCCTTAAGAATAGCCCTTTGGAACTTAAGTACATATTCTACTTGTCCTGATGAATTATCATCGTATCCTGATATGATTCTTTTTTCAGTTAAGTTATTTAAATGCTCTTCATATCTTTCGTATGTAAAACCTGGAGGAATTTCAGTTACTTTGACGGTTGTTGTGTTTAGCACCTCATATAAACCACTTATCTTCCATGTTTTTGGATTAACCGTATCTCTGGTAAAAGTGCCGCTAAACTCTTTTAACCAAGGTGCTAAGACTGGCATCTTTTTACCTTTAAGAACAGCGATGCATGCATTAACAACATCGTTAGGATTTCTATTTAAAATATTTGTAGCAAAACCTACAGCAATACCGGATGAACCGTTTAAAATTACAGTTGGTATAATAGGTAAGAAATACTCAGGTTCAATTTTTTCACCTTCTTCTATTTTATTTTCTAATAATTCAAAATCCTTATAAAGTAATCTAAAGTTAGGGTGTAACTTTCCACTAATATAACGAGGTGCACCTGCGGATGGAGATCTTAAAGAACCGAATTGACCTATCCCATCTAAAAGAGGTAATGAGTTTTTAAAACCTTGTGCCATACCTACCATAGAAGATTCCAAAGATGTATTACCATGGTGGTAATATGCCTCAGCCGCTACTCTACCTGCAAGTTGAAAAAGTTTCATAGGTTTTTCATTACCGCTTTTCCAAATTTTGTTTGCAATATAAACTACCTTTCTTTGTGTAGGCTTTAATCCATCAATGCAACTAGGTATAGCTCTATTCTCTACAACATACTTAGCATATTCAAGATACTCCTTATCAAAAAAATCTGTTACTGTTCTCTTACTCATATTTAAAATAATGATTTATCGCTTGTCTTATAAATTAATTCTTCTCCTAGAATCTTTTTCTTTCTTGGTTCAGAATCTTTGGAGAACCATGTATCTAATGTATTATCAAAATCTTTGCCTTTAGTTAAAGTAAAGGTTTTAGGATTACTAATGATTTCCTGGTACTCTTCATTCTCCAAGGCAGCAAGACCTTTCTTATATTCAATTGACCAAGATGATAATGATCTTTGTTTAGATTCCCATTCTTTATAATTATCATCAGAATAAAAACTCAATGTCTCTTTACCTTTCTTAGCAACCATAAGAGGAGTTTCTACCTTTAAGACTCTACCTTGTTCAAATAATTCTGGCCAATATTTACCTAAGAAATTAATTAACAAAGCAGAAATAGAATTACCATCCACATCAGCATCAGTATACAATAATATTTTACCGTATCTTAAATCTTTAGGTTCATGACCTATCTTTAAACCTAATGCAGCCATAAGAGATTGTACTTCTTTATTTTGTACAACCTTAGAAGGGATAGATTCTCTTACATTTACAAACTTACCTCTGAGTGGAAATGCACCTTGCATATTCGGATTTCTATATTGTCTAAATGCAGATGATGCAGAATCACCTTCAAAGATTGCAAGAGTACAGTTGCTTCTATCGCCTCTCTTTTTTGCATCAATTAATTTTATAACCTTTTTCTTATCAAGACCTTTATTTAATTTTCTAAGCTTAGACCTTTCTTCGGCTGCCTTCTTTTGTTTAATCCAATCTAATACAGATTGAATTATTTCTGAGTTTAAAACTTGTCTTAGTGTCTTATCGGAAAGTACATGAATGCTACCAAAGTCTTTAGGTTCAGTAATAAGCTTTTCTTTTGTCTGAGAAGAGAATGCAGGATTAATAATTGTACTGTTAATAAAAAGGTACAAATGATTTTTTAATTCTGATGGCTTTACATCAACTCTATGCTTTCGTTTAATCTTATCTCTAAGAAATTGTGTAATTTGCCAAGTAATGTTATCTACGTGTTTTCCACCATCTTTTGTTTCAACGGAATTTACAAATGAGATAGCTTTAAACCCTGAAGTAGAATGACCTATTCCTATTTGCCAATTTTCTGATTGCTCATAAAATACTGGTGTGGTATATAATTCAGAGTATTCTTTAAAAGATTTAAAAGTAATAGGATCTCCGTTTAACCAAATTTTTAATTTAGGATTACATGCAGCAATATCATAAAGTCTTTTTTCAATCATTTGAATTGAAGCCTTATCAATCTTACTCATACCAAATCTTTTAAAATCTGCAATGTATGAAATTTCAGTAAACCCTTTCTTTTGTGGTTTTATGGCAGGTTTGGTTTTCTTTGCCATATTATTTGAAAAGGTTTGTGTAAATCTTTTCTTCTTATCACAGGTATCAATTGTAAATTCTTTACTGAATATATTTGTTAATGTACTACCTACGCCATTTGTACCTACAACAGTTCTTTGTTCACTATCATCAAAATTACTCCCAGTCTTTAAATTTGAGAAAATCATTTCAGGTACCCATTCATTATACTTTTTGTGAATCTCTACTGGTATACCACCATTATCCCAAATTGATATTTTATTAGTATTAATATCAATAGTGATCTTTATTTGATTAAGCTTATGATTTCTTTTATGTTCATCAACTGAGTTAGATACAATCTCATCAAAGAGTTTTAAGAAGCCTGGGTTATATGTAATTTCTTTAGGTACTAATTTCCAACTTCTTCTATCCAAAAGATAAACTTCTTCTGTATGCGGCTTCACAGAACCAATGTACATACCTGGTCTAAGTAATACATGCTCTGTGTCTGTAAGTTTCTGATATTTCTTTTCAATGCTTACTGCCATGCTTTAATTTTATTTTTATATTGATAAAAGTTTAAAGGTTTAATTACCTACCAAATTCACTTCTTAAAATTGACTTAAGATAAAGACGATAAGTATTCATAACTGTAATATTATTTGAGTTTACCCATTTGTTATAGAAATTATTAATGAGGCGCTTAAGAGCAGGGTAATGTAAATTAGTATTATCTTTGTGAGACAAAACTTTTTCTACCCATTTCATGTCTTCTCTAATAGAAGATATAATATCCATGTTATCCATCCAATTCCATTCTTTACCTTTATTGATCATCTTTACCTTTATGTTTTTTCTTTCTCCTATATTTTTTCTTATTTCTTACAGGTGTAGGTACGCGAAGAGCATCAAACCATTCTTGTTGAGTTAACTTAACTTCTTTTAGTTTTTTGCCTTCGTTATCCTTTTCCATAATTTATTTAATCCACTCTTCAAACCCATGAGTATAAGCATCAATTGGATCCATCTCTGGGGATTCATCTAATAAGTTTTCTGCATACTGCTTCACTTCGGCTCTTAAGCCATAGGCAGATGCCTCTGTTAGGATTTCTTCAATGTGTTCTTCTTCGGTTATCATCCGGTATGGTGTCGGTTCTTTCATATTATTTATGTAATGTTACAAATTCTCCGAAGTGTTTATCGAATATTTCTAACAGGTTATCGTAATCTCCACTCATCATCTCGGTAGTAAGTTCACTTCTTTCCTCTTGTTGATAGTGAAGTTGTTTTGCTAATTTTTGAGCCAATCCAATTAATGCAAATGCATTACCGTCTGGTCCGCTTAAGTCTATATGGATCACTTCAGATCCAGGCATTGGTTTAGTTGTTATTGCCATTATCTACTTTTTAAAGATTCAATTTTTTCTGTTCCAGTATTAATCATTCTAAATACCTGATTCCACTTACCTTCATCTGCAATCCATTCAATATCATGTGATGTATGTTTCATTTGCCAATTAGATAAAGCAAATCCGCCACCTGACATTTTAAAATCACCTTCTGAATTTTTCTTAAGTTTAAGGTAATGTACATTGTCACACATACAACTTACCGTCTTAATGATTACCTCTCTTGCATCTTTCTTTACTGTTAGCCTTGGAGGATTTTGTAGTAGTTCTTGATATTTAGACATATTCCGTGTTATTTAATTATATTATAAATATAATCAATTTAATTGGGAATTGAAAATAAAATGAGATCTTTTTTCTAAAAGTTATTAACAATTTACAAAACAGGATTTTCTGCTCGCATTTTCTCTAAGAGTTTACGAGATATGATTTTTACTTCTTTTGAAAATTCTCCCTTATCAATAATCCATTGAATGTATCTTGCATCTGTTTCATAAACTTCTTTAAACGGCTTACCTTTGTTTTTACCAAAGTTAAATACGATTTCTCGTTTACCATTTATTTCAGCAAATTTATATTTACCACTTAAGTCAACTTGATCTTTTCGTGATTCATTTACAACATCATCAATTTCTTTTGCTGTTGTAGGCATATCATAAAGTTCTTTTTGCTTTTGGAATATTTCCATTGTTGCACGAATATCAACATCGGCTCTATGAGCGCCTTCCAAATCCTTTCCTGTATATTTTTTATATGCAGTACTCAAATCTCTACGTTCATATTTTGAATAAATTAAAAAGGGATCTACTACAGCTCTTTGTCGATGTGAGAATGCAATACCACTTCTCATAAATTCCTCTACGAGCATTGGTACATCAAAATAAAGTGCATTATATCCACCTAAGTCACTATCATCAATAAAGTCTAAAACTTCTTTTGCTATTAAATCAAATTGTGGTGCATCTTTTAATTGATCTGGTGATATTCCATGCTTGTCTTGAGCTTCCTCTCTCATAACAGCATCAGGGCCGGGATTAACTAATGACTGAAAAGAATCTATTTCATTTCCTTCAGAATCGGTTTTTATCATTGCAATCTCGATAATTCTATCGCTACTTGTATTTACTCCTGTGGTTTCTAAGTCAAACCAAACTATGTTTTTTACATTTTCCATATTATACTTTTAAACTATACTATTTCCAGAAACTCTCTGTTAATTTTATATAGCTAAAGTAGGAAAAGGTTTTAAGAAATTTTTAATTATCCTTCAGGTAGCTCTAATTTAATAGCTCTAATTTCATTAGGTAAGGAGCTTAGTGTACTTTCCATCCTAGACAGAGTTCCTGTTAGTTTTCGGAATGCACTGTTCATATTAGTATTTCCAGTTTCTCCTGTGCCGCCAGTTGTTGTGCCGCCAGTTGTTGTGCCGCCAGTAGATTCACTTAATAAATCTCGGATTTCTTCAACTGCACCTTGTAAGTCTTCATACGCAGATCTATTATTACCTAAATCACTAGCGCCTTTAAACAAATTACCTAATGCTTCTGCTTTGTAAATATCCACAGAATTTATTGCAGCTGCAATATTATCTAAGTCTGTTGCTGCTGTGGCCAATTCACCTGAACCAGCAGCTTCGGCTAATTGAGATATAAATCCTTTCATATGATCTACATCACGAGAAAAATTATCTTGTGAATAGAAATGTATAAAAGTATCACCTATTGATGTAAATATTTTTTTAATACCTTCTGCTACTTTCTCAGGGTTTTTTAAACCTTCAAATTTAACTAGGCTTTCTGCAATATCAAGCAATGCCTCACCTGCACCATCAACGGCTTCAATACCTTCGTTTACTGCATTTTCATCCCAACTGATTAAACCAAACAATGCCGAGTCTTCTTCCTTTTTACCACCTATACTCATAAAGGCTCCACCAATTAAAGTTAATGTATCAGATACCTTTTTAGCTACTAATTTAGGATCTTTAACACCAGCAAAACTATTAAGACCTTTTGCTATTTGTGCTAGTGCATCACCTGCACCATCAACTGCATCAATTCCTTTTTCTATAATATTTTCATCCCAAGTAAATCCTAAGAAACTACCACCATCCTTATCTTCTGCACCACCTACTGCAGCAAAGGCTTCACCAACTAACCCTACCACACCTTTAATTTTTGTAGCTAAACCTTCAGGATCTTTAATACCAGTGAATGCATTTAATCCAGTGGCTATATTTGTTAACGCCTCACCTGCATCCATTACAGAATCTATACCTTTCTCAACAGCATTTGAGCTAAATGTATTTCCAAAGACTGCCCCAAGTGCACCACCAGGATCTGCTGCTTCTCCACCTGCTTGAGCAAACGCGGCAGTTATTGTTCCTAATGCTAATCCGAGCTTTTCAGATTCTTTTGTAGTAAAGTTTATTTTTGAAAATGCAGATAAACCTTCTGCCAATTCCTGTAATGCTAAACCAGCAGCAGCATACATAGCAGCGGCAGCAAGACCAGCGCCTGATTCACCTACTCTACTAAAGGCTCCTTTAATTCCACTCCAAAGACCACCTTCTTCACCTTCACCTGGTGCAGTACCAGCAAATGCCATTGCAACTGCACCTAAAGTAGTAGCTAATGCTATACCATCTTCCTTGGTATAATTTAAATCTCTCATTCCTTGTAGACCTGGTGCTAAAGCTAATAAGGAACCACCTGCGGCAGCAAATAATGCAGGCCCTAACATAGCAGATCCACCAGAAGCAGCTACTGCTATACCAGCGACAGACATAACAGTTCCAATACCACCTAAAACAGCTAATTGCATACCAACATCTTCAAGACTCATTCCTTCTGTTGCTAAAGCAAAAGGTATATAACCATAATTAAATATAGTTAAAGCAATACCCGTCAATGCAAATGATAATGCACCTTGTGCAATATTTTTAAGACCAAATTTACCTATAAGAACTGTTGCTAAACCAATACCGAATAACGCAGCAACCTGTATCCCTACATCTTCAACATCCATACCTTTCGTAGCCGCTGCAAAGGGTTTATATCCTTTTGTAAATATTGGTAACGCTAATCCTATTAAGCCTAATGCTGCTGCACCTGAAGCCATAGTTTTAACTTTAAACTTCCCTATTAAACCAACAGCAGAACCAATACCACCAATAGCAGCAGCCTGAACCAATACTTGTTTAAATGTAGCTTTTTCTGGAAATGCCTTTGCAAATACACCATAACCTAAACCAAATAAAGCAATACCTAAACCTAACAATGCAAGATTCTTAGTACCTGCTCTAACTCGTTTAGACATTTTTTTACCACCCAGGAGAGCAACTGCCCCACCTATTAATGCTATAGAACCTGCCATTAAAGCTATTAATATAGGATTGGACGCAATAACCGCCGTTGCTAATGCCAAGACAACTAAACCTACGGTAAATTTTATTAAAGCATTACCCATTCTAGATAATGAAGTAGAGCCGGCACGTATTCTTTTACTAAATTTAGGTGATCCTAATAAAGAAACAACTCCACCTATTAATAACATAGAAACAGCCATGAGTGGTGCGGTAATTACTGCAAGCGGTGCAACTAGCGAAAATAATGCTAATCCTATAGCAAACTTTTTTATAGCATCACCCATAATATCAACAGATTCACCACCTGCTTTAATACGCTTATTAAATTTAGGTGATCCTAATAGAGACATTATACCACCCATCGCTAATATAGATACAGCCAAAAACGGTATAGCTATCATACCAGGAATTATTAATAGTGCTGATATGGCTAATGCCTTTGAGAATTTTAAAATTGCACCTCCCATTAAATCTAATGCTTCAATACCTTCTTTAGCTTTCTTAGTGTCAGTTTCGGCTAATTTTTCAAATGTAGATTTTATAAACTCAGTAAACTTAGTAACACCCTTTGCTGGTACTAAAGCCCATAGCATCATTCCTTTTGCAGTTTTTAAAGAACCTACACCTAACATCTGCAACAGCTCACCAGCCTTTTCTACTTTATTACCAGGCCCTCCAATAGAACTACCTTTAGAACTTGTCTCATCATCTTTATTACCTTTCTGAATTGCTTTAAGAATCTTTCTAAGAGAAAGTAATTGTATACTACTCTTAGTAATACTGGCACCAGTCTGAGCGTCAATTTCTTGATTGGTTCTAACTAACTCAGATAGTAACATCGTCTGTTTTTGTAACTCATCAATAATAGCTACTCCGTTTTGAGAAGCACCAACAGAGACTGCTACAATAGCATCTAACTTTTCATTAGTTTGTTGTGCAGCTGCCTCTATCTTTGACAAAGGATCCATTAAATCTTTAAGAGTTACTATAGCCATTCAATCTATTTATTTAAAACTTTGGCATACTTATATTTGGCATAGATGGAGTTTTAAAAGAACTCACGCTTTTGCTCATAGATTTTTGCATGCTACTAGTATTATATTTATCCGACTGTGCCTGACTATTCTTGCTGTCTTCGTCGTTACGCTCTTTAAGAATGTCATTAAACATTTCTAAAGTGTATTCATATTCATAGAAAGGAAGCAAATCCAACTCAGAAGGTTGGAGATGCAACTTTTCCAATAATAAAACTCTGACTTTATAAAAGTTCAGAAGAGATATCTTGAACAATAAACATAGCTTTGATCCCGCCGGGAAACGTGAGCGGAACGGCGACCTCCGCACCGCACCCTTCGCATGGATAGATAAACTCAGGTTTAACTCCAATTTTCGCTTTCTCAACTAATCTATATATGATCGAAAATTTACTAGCATCCCAGCCTTGAAAGCTAGTAATAGCAGAAAATATTTCTTTATCATTAAATCCTCGCCATTCTCTTTGAATATAAGGTAATATGGCTAAAGATGATTTATCCCAAGGTAAATTTTCTTGTTCTCGTTTTCTTATCCAATCTGTAATAGATCTCATAACACCAATCGTTGGTGGTGCTAATGTTAATTCACCATGATTTTTTGTAGGTATAGTAAAACATTTGTTTTCGTGATCATAATACTTTTCTAACAATTCATCGGTTTCATTAAATTGAAGGTTAGGAGTTTTAAGTTCAACTGATTCTTGTGATTTACACGTACCTGACGTACATTTCTTTTTACCAACTGGCATCATTAATTTATTCTCACCATCTTTAAAAGTAAGCTCCCTGATAGATAAGATTAAATATATTCTATCTTCTTCTAGAATATCTCTATATGAACCTCGTTGGTTACCATACATAATTTTTGTACAGTTCACTAGAAGTGAGTTTAGCTTTTCATCAACATCTAATATATTTTCTTCATCTAATGTTGAGAATTCTCTAATTTCACCAACCCTTGCGGCTCTGATATGAATTTCAAAATCATCTCTATAAAATTGACCACCTGATGGAAACCCAGATAAATCAAGTTTAATATATCCGGTTAAAGATTGTATTCTTTGTATTTCTGGATCATCTATAGATGTTACACCAGATCCTCTACTAGTATCTACTTTACCTAACTCAGTAATTTTACCATCTTCATTAGATTTTACCTCAGCTGTAGTATCAACTATACCTTCAGCCTCTTCAAATTCTTTTTTAATATTGTCTTCGTGACTACTCATAATTATTTAATTTTTATTAATTGTTTTTCAGGTGCTGTTTCTGTAACGATATGTTCTACTATTAATTGTCTAACATATCTAGATACTGGCATCGGTTTTGTTTTATTCTCCATTGATTTTTGTATGATAATAGTATTTAGATTATCAACATCTTCTGGTGTTAAGAGTACCTGTAGTTTTTTCGTAAGCCTCTTTTTTTGCGGTATTAATTCTTGTACGCTTTCGTTATATCCATACTTAGGATTATCGGCTTTATGTTTTTTTATCCAAAACTCTAACCTTTCCATTATATGACTTAATGATTCATCAGTTGAAAATTTTTCTAAAATATGCTTCTCAAAGGATCTTGTACCAAAATCTTTAACTGCTCTTTTAATATATTTACCTGATCCTAAGTTATTAGGATTATCATTAACCGAATAACCTACATAAACCTTACCATCAATTTTGTTTAATACTTTAAATATGGTCATAATTTAGATTATATAATTTATAATATATATTAGAGTAAAGACAAAAAAACTGGCCCTAGAGCCAGTTTTTCTAAAATTAATTTTATTTTAAATTATGCACCTACATTTTCCTCAACCCAGTGATCACAACGATAAGTCATTGTTAACTCAGCAGGATCTGGAGTTTCATAATTCAATTCATCTACAAAATCAGGTTGACCTGTAGGGAATACATCTTTACAGGTAATCTTTCTAAAGATATCTCCTGCTCTGTTATATTGTACAATGATCATACTTCCAACATAGTCTTTCTTTAATCCCATTTCACCAGTTAATGGATCATAGATTAATTTATACCAATTACGGAATGTATTGTAAATGTAATTTTCGTTAGCTTCGTTTAAGTTAAGACTAAAGTTAATAGTCAGATCTAAAAAGGTCTGACCTGGCATACTTGCAAATGAACGGTCAGCAAATTTATATTTTTGACCTACTGCATCTACAGATGGGTTTAAGTTATTTAAACCTCCGATAGTTTTAACTTGCTCTAAGATTAAACCCGTATCATCCCCTAGTGGTGAAAATACAGTCACCTCAAATAGGTTAGGCTGAATAGGTTCGTACCTTTGGCTACTGGCCCTTGACTGGGTATAATGTGGTAGTGGCATATTAATTTATTTTTTTTATATATTCTTATTTAGTTTCTTCTTATTGGAAGTTTCCTGAACTAATAGCTCCTGTCTTAAGAATTGTTGTTCTCTGTACGAGAATTTCCATTCCTCTTACTGGTTCAATGTATGTATCTAAGATACCAACATTTTGATCAATAACTTCTGGTGTATTATTAGTTTCGTCCATTACGTTTTTATAATCGTAAACACCATCATCATTTTGAACCGTTGATAAGAAGTTATCAGCAAGTGTTTTAATTTCCAATCTAGTTTGAGCTGTATTAAATTCAAACAAATAGTTTTTAAGTATTGCTTCAATTCCATCTTGGATATAAATTACAACCTCTCTACTGTTAATAGAACTTAATGCAGATTTTGTAGTCTGCTGTGCAGTTTTATTTGCAAAGATTGTTGGCCCAGTTCCACTTTGGAATACAATTGGATTTAATCCAAATGGTTCTAAGTATTCTCTGTCCTCTTTTCCAAGATTGATTTCTAATCCTACAACGCCAGTTCCACCGACAACACCTCTACGAACTCCTGCAACTAATGACCACGGTAAAGCGTTTTCATATTTTGCAATAAAGTTGTTTGAAACATATGCAGCTGGTACAACATTTATATTTCTACCTAAATCCCTAACAGTAATAAACGGATAATAGAATGCTCCCCAACTTGCACCTTGTGTTTGAGATGGTAATGAGTATCTTACCGTAGGATTCTTTGAAAGATCACCACCAGTAGAAATAAATCTAGATGATAAGCTTCCAGTTAGATCTTTAAACGAAGGATCGGAATTATTTTTGAAGTCCTTAGCAGATGGTGCATTTAATATTGCAAACGCGTTTTTCCTTGTAGAAGCTAATACTGTATAGATTGATTTAGATCCACTTTCAATACCGTTTCCGAATGTATCTACAATATATCTAAAGTTAATTACATCTCTGTCAGTTAATGCCTTAAATAAATTAGTTCCATTTAAAGTACCGTTTAAGATTTCATTTTGTCTATCGTTTGTTCCGTTAGGTACATGACTAGCAGTTAATTTAAATCCATCCAATGTAAATACATTTAAGTAATCTACCCATGCATCAATAGGATAATATAATTCTACTTTAACTACACCTGCTGCGGTTGATGTTGCAATTTCGCTTTGGCATGTTACTAATAATGCAGTTTTTCCTGCAGGAATAGTACTAAACTCAGCATTGGTTAATCCACCTTGTACAACATTCATTCTCGTTAACCTTGAATGTGGAGTTGTTGCATCACCTTCAAAATGTACTAAATAATTACCAACGATAACATCGGCAGCATCAGGATTATCAGATGCGATTAATACTTGGTTAGGCTTTAATCCAGGTTCAGTAACAGAATCTGATATAATATCTATAGAAACATTATTTGCACCTTTTAATGTTTGGATACCTAATGTACCTATAGGATATGCAACAGCGTCAGAATTTAAAAATGTACCAGTTGCACTACCTAAAGTAAATTCAGCATGTGGTGTAATATTATTAAATGCATCTTCCTGATAAGGAGTTACTTGAACAGATGGTAGAGCATAATCTAAATCTGAAATTGCAATTGTTGTTGCAGTAGTAGTTGGTGATGCAGTATGAATAAATCCATAATCAACAGCATTGAATACTAAGAACGATTGATATTGAGTTCCACCATCTAAAAATACTGCTTCATCACCATCAGTTAAAGTTCCATTTGAGAATTGACTATATAATGATGAACCATAAGAACCTATAATATTAGAATTATTCGGATTAGTTAATGGGGCCTCATCGGTTACAAAACCAAAGTCAGTTTCATTTATGTAATCAAAGCTTGTACCGAAACAAGTTGAATCAATAGTAGCATTAGAGCCAGATAAAACAACAGTTACTGTATTACCAACTACTTGGTGAGATATTACAGGTACATATACTGTATCGCCATTAAGATCAATAGCTTCAATATAACTACCTACAACAGTAGCAGTGTTTGCGGTCATACTTGAGAATCCATCAAATAATGCAGATCCTACAGAACCTTGTATCTGTATTTGAACATCACCAGAAGTTAAATCCGTAACAGAAAGAAGATCACTTGTACTTTTATCAACTGATGTTGGTGTAATGCCATTACCTGCATAATTTAAATCAGATACAATAGAACTACTGTATGATAAGAAATTAACATCATCTTGTAATGATGTAGATTGAGTATATTCAAGGTTATGACCTATCATATCAATACCACCTGCAACACCATCAATTAATGTATCACCATCAAAAAGATCTTCATTCACAGCGACAAATAATCCAGTAGATGCAGTATCAGCATTTATAACTTTTTCTACGAAAAGGTTATTACCTAATAAGTCAGTAAAGTTAGGAATAAGTGAAGCAGTATAAGTTGCAATTACCTGAACTTCTGATTCATTAAAAAATTCAGCGATTTTTGTATCTGTTGAATCAGCATCAAATACTCTTCTTTTTAAACCTTGTGTTTTATCAAAATATGTTTGGAATATTGGATCTGCCGCAAATCTTTCATAAGGCGTTGCAGAACCAAAGTCTCCACCAAAGTTTCCATT